TATTCTGCGCCGTTTGAGCGCGGCCCAACACCCGAATAGCAGCGTTGTTTAGGTCGATAGCCTCATTCTGCAGCTGATCATTGACCTTTTTTATCTTCCCGAACTCAGTGTTCAAACCCTCTAGGGCTTTCTGCGCTTTCTCTGCATCTTCTAGCGCCTTAACAACCTCGTCTTTCTTCTGCGACGCTGTGGCCACAGCCGACTTGCCCAGCTCAAGCGCGGCCGCTGAATCCTTCACGGCCTTATCAACTTCGCCGGTAATGCTTTTCAGCTCACGCAAGCGCTGCCGCTTCTCGGAAAGAACAGCATTTCGGATCGGATCATTATGTGCCCGCAGCGCCTCAGCATCTGAAATCAGCTGACCACCAACATGCACCTTGTAACCGGCGCGGTTGTCATCGTCGGTTATCCAGTCAATACTTGTTACAGGGAGGTCTAGTTGTTTTCCCCATATCTGTACCGGAACTACATCGCCGACGTTGAAATCTACTTCGGGCCGTGTGAGGCCGAGGCCGACGCCGGTTATGTCTTGCTCAAAGAAGGTATCGCCTGTGGTGCGTTTTTGCGCGGCGTCTACTACTGACTCCAGGTCTGTTGTTCCCGCGTCCAGGTCGATTGTTACATCTGCTCGGACAAATCCTATATCGAATTTGCCTCGTAGAACGCCCCGGCGGCGGGGGTCGTAAACGTAGCCGTCTACGATGCGGTTATCCGCAGTATGCTTTTCTTGCCCTTCTGGCAGTTTTACCTCGAACTTTCCATATGTATATGTGGCTATCGTTCGTGTCACTGTCAGTTCTCCGCCGGTGGCGGCTAGCATAATTCCCATTTAACCTCCCTTCTCGTTCATACTGCGCATATGATTCTATATCTTCTACCCACTCATATGCGTTGTCGTTCCAGAATCTCACTGCGCTTTTCTTCGTGTTGCTGTTACATCAACTAGAATCACCGGCTTCATTGGTGTTCCTACTTCCTCATTAATGAAGCCTTTGAATGGGAACCACATCCATGCTGAAATGTCTATCCCCGCTGCTAACGCCGGGGCTGATATTGTTTCCAGCAGTGGCCCATCTTGTGGCCGCAATAGAAGCTCAGGCGTTTTCTTTGTATCCCACCGTTTTCTATCGTTTAGCATTATTGGTGCATCGCGTTTGTTTATACCCGCGATACGCCAACATGCTTGCAGGCTTGAATCTATGACCGTTCGTATTACTTCACGGGCTTCACCTTTTATTGTCGTACCGTCCGCTGATGTCGCCATTTGAATATCAGCCAAACGGCGCGGCCGCTTGAACTGTATTATTTTATTTGGTTCGCCCTTCCAGTCGCGCGTGAAGTCAAAGAATGCATTTTCCTTCCAACTTATCGGCCCACTCATCGCGGGGAACCGGTCAAGCATTTTCAGCACTTCGACGCCGTGAATCTCAATTATAGAAGGCGCAAAGGGGTTATTTCCCTTTGCTACACAATGAGTGACCCAATACACGCGATTCCTGTAATTACTTCGACGAATAAACAGAAAGCGTGTCTTGTCAACGATAGGCTTCATTCGGCCCTCGCTGTCTACTTCACCTAGCCCCTCGGCCATTAGATGCGCTACGCAACGATGGGTAATCCCCTTGCCTGCATTGACCATTACGGTCGCCACAACCGACGCCGGTTCCCCGCGAGTGCGCGACGCCTGTAAGTTCAACAGCGGCGGAAGATCACACAGCGGCAAACCGTCTTCATCGAGTATCGCAGCATACTGTCCTGTGCTTTCCGCTACCTCTAGTGCGTGCCTCGACCACTCACTCCAACCGTCATCGTTTAGAGACGCCATGGATCACAAACCCCTATCTCCCATTCAAGTGAAGAACCTAGCGGCAGCTCAAAATCAGCCTGCTTGCCCGGCGCTATTGGTTCTGCCACGACTCTTCCCATCTGGTTCCATATCCATTGATCTAGGCTACCGTCTGCATATAGCACCATGCATGATTGTAATTCGTCTAGCAGTAAGGTTCTTTGGTTTGCGACCTGCGGTAGTCGGAATGTGTAGCCTGATGGTAGTTTGACTGTTCCCCCTGCCCCGTTCCAACGGAGTGTCGGCCTGATTAAGCAGTCACCGGAATTGTAGATGCTGATTTTGTTGCCAGCACCTTTACCCTCTTCACGGAATGCTGATGTCCACCATACGCCGTGGTCTGCGACTAGCGGGACTTCAATCTCACTGAACGCCACCTCGTCGCTGATGTCTGACTGAGGGGGCGCTATCGCGTCCTCTAGGCGCACGTGTATGGACAATCGTCCGGCCATTTCTGATTGAATTTCCAGCACGCCGCCGGATATACCGGCGAATATTGAACGCACTTCACGGTATTTGCGTTCAGCTTCCAGCATGGTTGTTGCCGCGATCCCGATTGTCAGCTTCCCTGTTACGGCGGGTATTTCCCATGATTCCACTAGTTGCCCCGGCAGGCCCGGCGCGGTGAGGGTTTTGGCTTCGATTTTGCCGACTAGGCCCTCGATGCCTGCGTGCATGATTGAGACGCGCCAATCACCGGCGCGCGTGAGGTCCAGTACACGCCCGTCTGCGGAGGTGTACCGGATCGCGTTTACCATTTTGGTTCTCCCTTTTATGTCATGTTTGTTCCTTCCTAGAATAGCTGAGCGTTCAGCACGTCGGTAGCTGTGGGTTTGTTCAGCTCAGCGATGCGCTTTGCCATTTCATCGCGCGCCGCATCAAGCATCGCCTGTGTCTGCTTGCGGGTAAAGGCTTCACCCGGCGGCAGCTTGAACTCCACCTGTGCGGCGCGCACTCCGACGGCCTCAGCCTGTTTGCGTGACACATCAGCCATGAGGGTGATTCGGCGGGCCGTGTCTTCGGCGATGCGGTTCTGTGTCTGCGCCAATGTGATCATGCGCTCGCGTTGCTGGATTTCGACCTTTGAGGCTTCTACCAGCGCTTGCGCTTCCGCACGGCTTGACGATTCCGCGATTTGCTTTTGCAGTGATGCGTAGTTGACGTCTGATTTCAGGGCCTCTAGCTGTGCTAGGTGCCGTGATTCCAGTGCAGCACGGGCCGCCTCTATCCCAGCTTTCTGTGTATCCGCATTGAACTGAGCTGCCTCTGTGCGTTCTTCATCCTTCCGCTTGAGCTTGTCAAGCTTCGTGTCAATGTTGTGTGTGACCGATCCCACGGTTGCATCAACCAGCTGATCAGCCAGCTTAGCCCCGGCCGACACTGCGTCAGCACCGTAGACCTGTGACGCGAAACCACCGGCCCCGGCTACGGCAGCACCGCCGCCGACACCCAGGATCAGGCCGAGCTTCTGCCCAATGCTCATCCCCTTCCATGCCTTGCCCACTTCACCCTTATTGTGGAAAAGGCTAATGCCGCCCTGGATCAGGTCTTTCAACCCGGCTAGTGCGGTTCCAGCGCCGATCACTGCGCCCAATGGTCCACCGGTGGCGAAACCTGCGGCACCGGCGGCGATACCACCGACCAGCTTACCCAGACCGGAACCGACCTGGCCCAGTCCGGTAATACCCGTAGCTGCACCCTTAGCCCCCTGCGGCGTCAGACCGTAGAGTTCCTTAGTGTGCGCCGCAAGCGCTAGGGTTTTCAGCCGCAGCATTTCCACAGCGGAGGCTTGCGTAAGCGTCGCCTCCTGCAAAGCCAGCTGCGCAAGCTGCTGCTTGTGCGTGGCCTCTAGGGCATCAACCGCCGCCTGTGCACGGGCTTCCTGAACCTTCCATTCAGCGGCGCGGATTTCTGCGGTCTTCTCAGCCGCCGACGCCGCCAACTCTTCCAGCCCGAACTTACCCGTCGTGTAGAAGCGGTTGACAGCCCCGCGCATTGCTTCCACGCTTGTTGAAGCGATCTTAGCCTGAGCCTTGCGGGCTTTCGCTAGCTCAGCCTCGGCACGGGCGATGCTCACGGCACCGCTTGTACGGGCGCGTGCAACATCCGCTGTTGCTATTGCCTCTTCGATCTGTGCGCGGCGGCGGGCGATGCGGGTGTTGATCTGGTTGATCCGGGCTTTCGCCTCTTCTTGCCGCAGCTTCTGCACAGTCTCAGCCGCCGACGCTAAACCATTGAAAAGCCCTGATACGGTTTTCGCCGCACCCTGGAAAGCCTCACCAATGTTTTCGGCAAGCTCCTGCGCAGCCTTGAACCGCGCGGCAACAAGCGCGCGCTCTGCGGCTTCCAAGCGTTCGGCCTGGTCGCCGGTTTTCGCGCGGGCATCCGACAGCTTTTCCTCCAGCTTCTGAACCTTATCCAGTCGCGTTTTGACTGTCTTAGCGTTCTTGTCACTGTCTTTGTCAAGCTGTGTTTGCGCATCCTCGTGAGCGCGATTCAGTCGCTTTTGAGCGTCGGCGATCTTATCGGCCTTACCTGCGGATCGGGCTTTCGCTAGCGCTTCCTCGGCGTCGGCAATCTTCCGGCGGTTCGACGTAGAAACCGCGCCGCCCTCAGATTCGGCTTTAGCTAGTTCGTGTTTCGCTTCGGCAAGGTCTTTCTCAATCTTTGCCACATCCTCTGTCTCATCAGACAGAGATTCACGCACAGCTAAAAGACCCGCCTCGGCATCCTGCACAATCTCAGTCTTGCCCAGGAAATCACCGCCGAAATTCTTACTGTTCAGGGCATTCAGAATCCCCTTTGCAGCCTCTTCACCCACCAGCCCGGCAAGTACAGACGGGTCTGATTCGCGGCCGATCATGGCCTTTTCGAGGTTGTCAGATGCGCGGGCAAAATTCCTTGCCGCTTCCGGCATCACACGAATGAACTCGTCGAAAGCGCGGGTCATATCCGGCGGTAGAATCCGCTCAGGACGGCCGGAAAGATTGATAGCCCCGGCACCCGACGGCAAAATACCACCAGTGTCATACACACGAGTCTTCACATGCCGTAGGGCGTCGTTGTAAAGGTCTTGTGCCTTGCCCCATGAAACCGACTTGCCTCCGACTTTGATGCCATTGACGCTTGTGGAATCGACAATGCCCGATCCCGATGCATCCCATCCATGGCCATTACCGTCGATCAGCGGCCCCGATGCAGATTCGCCCCCTAGCTTAATGTGTGCACGG